GGAGCAATAACAGCATCGGCAGTGCGCTGATTGTCGAAGTTAAAGCTAAGAAAAAGCGGAGCAGAACCGCATAAGGAGGTGATCTGGAATGCTGACTGAAGTCTGCCAGTATCTGCACAACTGGTTCAACCGCAAGCCTGACGGATCAGAATATCCGAAGGAGAGCGGTACGTTTACCATCGAGGACGGTGTCCTTAACACCGAGATTCTGGCAGATGGTCAGTATTTCCGCATCTTGGGTTCCCTGTTCAATGATGGCGTACACAAATTCGGGGATGCCCTGACGGATGAGACCTTCGATGGCGAGATTTGGTCGATGGGGATTCCGCAGGATGTCGTTAAACGAGCGGAGGTTATTACCGAGTGGATGGAGAAATACGGCGGTGCGGACAGTACCGCCATGAGTCCATATCAGTCCGAGTCGTTTGACGGATACAGTTATTCAAAACAGCAGGGATCATCCGCATCAGGCGGCGGTGTGAACTGGCAGTCAGTGTTCGGTGCTGACCTTGCACCTTGGAGGAAAGTATGAGCCTATTGAGTGAAGCTATGGAGAGTTGCTGTTTCCTCGACAAGACTACACAGCCTGACGGATACGGCGGTATTGAACGGGTCTGGAAAGAGGGAGCCGAGTTCAATGCCGCTTTTACTTTGAATTCCTCTATGGAGGCCAAGATAGCGGAGAAGCAGGGCGTTACCGGGCTTTATACCATCATCACCGAGAAGGTGATCGACCTGCAGTACCACGATGTGGTTAAGCGGTTAAGGGATAACAAGGTATTCAGGGTTACGTCTGACGGAGATGACAAGCGCACACCTGCGAGTGCCGCCCTGAATATGAGGAATGTGTCAGCGGAGGAGTGGAATCCAGTATGAACAAGTGGCAAGCCCTGCAGGGGTTCTGGGAGTCGTTCGGGATTCCTGCTTATGACGAGAATTCGGTTCCTGACGATGCTACGGAGCCGTACATCACATACACGGCGCAGGTGGGCGATTTTGAGTCTCCGTTGGTGCTGACAGGCAATCTCTGGTATCGATCCGCATCGTGGAAGGATATCTCCCTGAAGGCTGACGAGATAGCAAGGTCGTTGAAGCAAATAATAAAACTTGATGACGGGTATCTATTCATAACGAGGGGTTCTCCGTTCGCACAGCGCATGAAGGACACGGACGATACCGTAAAGAGGATATACATAAACCTGATGGCTGAGTTTTACACGGCGTATTGAAAGGAGAAGCAATGTTTACAAAGATTTCACAGGACGCTTTTGACGAACTGCAGGTGGATGCCGGAGTACTTCTGAATAATTTTGATCCGTCAAACCCGGCAGAACCTGCTGATGCGGATATTATCACTGCTACCACGGGCGGCATCACCATCAATGCCACACCGACCTACTCCGATTGGGGTTCGGATGTGGATAATTGCCCACCGAATCTCAAAGAGTTGAAGCATCTTGATGGGTGGGACATGAATGTTCAGACTACGGCTCTTGGCACATCTCCGCAGATGATCCGGCTTGCGCTTGGTGCGGCTGACATCGATAGCACAGACACCACGAAGATCATTCCCCGGAGGAAGCTGAAGCAGACCGACTTCGCTGATCTTTGGTGGGTGGGCGATAAAGCTGACGGCGGTCTTGTAGCGGTCAAGATTAAGAATGCCCTGTCTACGGCAGGATTCTCACTGAAAACCAACAAAGATGGCAAAGGTAACACTTCGATCACCCTGACAGGCCATGTGTCCATCAACGATCAGGACACCATGCCGATGGAGTTCTACTCCACCGAGGGTGAAACGTTGGCAGAACTGACCGTTGCGAGTGTGGCAGGAACGACTCAGGGCAAGACGGCGGTCACATACACCGGATACACGAAGGGTACATCGGAATCCCTGAAGTATAAGATCGGTGATGCGGCTGAGGAAGTCGAACTTGACGAGGTTCTGACCACCGGGTGGACATCTTGGAACGGAACCGATGAGATCGAAACGACAGCCGGGAAGAAGATCACGGTTGCGGTAGTCGTGACGGCATCCAACAAGGCGAAGGCGGCAGGTTCTGCGACCACCGTCATTAATGCGGGGACTTGAGTATGAGGAAGTTGTCGGAAATTAAAGGCGAGGGTGCGTTCGACATCCTCGCTGACCTTATAGAGCCGATTGGCGAAATAGCGGAGGACAAGACGTTCGTTGCGTTGATCCGGGCAGGACAGAAGACTAAGGCCATCAAGCATGCCCTTAAAACGCACAAAAAGGCTCTTATTCGGGCGATGGCGATATTGGAGGGGGAAAATCCCGACACCTACTCTCCATCGCTTCTGAGGCTTCCTGCGATGCTTCTGGAGGTCTTTAACGATCCTGAGTTAGTTGCGCTTTTTCCATCGGAGCAGACAGTGACCTCTTCTGGCTCTGCTACGGAGAATACAGAGGCGACAGAAGCAGAATAAAGCCGTTCATCAGGTATTGCCTTGTCCGGCGCAAGGATCGCAGGGAGGATTTTCTGTTCAGGTCATATGTCACGGACGCTATGCGGCTTGGTTGGGATCTGAATATGCGATGGGCTGATATGGTCACTGACAGGAAAAAGGAGACAAGATCACCCGAAGAGATCAAAGATACCATAAAGGGTAAGTTACGGAGGATGAAGAATGGATTTGTTTAATCTTGTGGCGATGCTCACACTCGACAAATCCGCATATAGTCAGGGGCTGACGGACGCACAGGAGGAGGCATCCGGGTTCGGCGGTAAGGTCGCTACGGCGGCGAAGGTCGGCGTGGGTGCTATGACCGCTGTTACGGCGGCTACGGCGGCGGCAGGGGCGGCTTTTGTGAAGGGCGCAGGGGATGTAGCATCATACGGCGATACCATCGACAAGCAGTCGCAGAAGTTCGGCATCAGCGCACAGGCGTATCAGGAGTGGGACGCCATACTTCAGCACTCTGGGTCATCCGTATCGGCTCTGAAACCTGCCATGAAGACCCTGCAGGCGCAGGTTGAGAAGAACAGCGATGCTTTCCAGAAGCTTGGAATCTCTCAGGAAGATGTAGCCAACATGAGCCGGGAGGATCTGTTTGCGGCTACCATTACGGGGCTTCAGAATGTCACGGATGAAAATGAGAGGGCGGCTCTTGCGAATGACCTATTAGGAAGAAGTGCCATTGAGATGGGTGCGCTCCTGAATACATCCGCAGAAGACACAGAGAAGATGCGTCAGACGGTGCATGATCTCGGCGGTGTGATGTCTGATGATGCGGTCAAAGCGGCGGCGGCGTATCAGGACTCCCTTCAGGATATGAATACTGCGATTGACGGCGTTAAGCGTGGACTCATGTCTAACTTTTTACCGTCAGTTACTTCGGTTATGGACGGTATCGGCAAGTTGTTTTCAGGTGATTCCAGTGAGGGCTTGGGTGCTATCAAGGATGGAGTGTCGAATTTCATCAAGACACTTACGGATTCCATACCGAAGGTCATAGAGACAGGCGGCAAGATCATAAATGCGCTTGTGAGTGCCATTGTGGAGAATCTTCCGTCAATCCTTCAGGCAGGTATTCAGTCGCTTTTGACGCTTGTTCAGGGCATATCTCAGTCGCTTCCTGAGTTGATCCCGGCTATCGTGGATGCGGTTCTTTTGATGGTGGACACTTTGCTTGACAATATCGACCTGTTGGTAGATGCGGCACTTCAGCTGATGATCGGGCTTGCGGAGGGTCTAATAAAGGCCATCCCGAAGATCATAGAGCGAATACCTCAGATCATATCGAGCATCGTTAAGGCTTTAGTTTCGGCGGCTCCCCAGATCGCAGGGGCAGGAGTCCAGCTGTTTGTGGCTCTTGTAAAGAATCTTCCGCAGATAATTAAGTCAATAGTGGCGGCGGTTCCGAAGATCATCACGGGCATTGTGAACGGTTTCAAGGGCGGTATAGCCAAGATGAAGGAAGTAGGCAAGAACTTACTGACCGGGCTTGGTAACGGCCTTGTAGAGGGCGTTAAGGGCGTTGTGGAGAAAGCCAAGAGCGTAGCCGGGAATGTGTTAAATGCAGTTAAGGGGTTCTTTGGAGTTGCATCACCGTCTAAGGAGTTCCGCAAGATCGGCGGTTTCCTGATGGAGGGCATGGCTCTTGGTATCGAGGACAACTTAGGCATGGTAGACGATGCCATGAGCGGCCTTGATGATCTGGTATATGATGCTCCGTCCTCTGACGTTGCCACAGATACCATGACCACCACATCGACAATCGGGGATAATAACGATCTGTTTACGGTTCCTCGTCAGCAGACACCGAGACAGCTTAATGTCGTGCTGGAACTTGACCGCATGGTGCTTGGCAGGACGGTGTATATGCTGAATGATGAGGAGACACAGCGAGTCGGGGTAAAACTGGCAGGAGGTTATGCGTAATGTTCACAGTCGATGGTATGCAGTGGAGTTATCCCTGCGATATTGATCGGGTAGCGGAGATGCAGGCCAGTGACATTTCCGGCTTGCTTCTGAATAAACAGTATTTCAATGATGTAATAGGCACATTCCTGAAATACACCGTGACTATCGTAGTGCCGTTCGGGAAAGAAAACGACTATGTGCGTCTGTACAATGTCCTGACTGATCCTGTTGATGCTCATTCCTTTTCGCTTCCCTACGATCAGGGAAGCATCAGCATCACAGGCCGTGTCACAGATATAGCGGATGTGTACAGAAAGCTTGCGGATGGTTCGGTGCATTGGCGTGGGATCAAGTTCACAGTGATTTCCAACAGTCCGACAAAAACACACACACTAGGTCAGGCTATAGCGAGGGGTATCACGCCGATGCCGGATATAATAACACCTGCTGTTGGAGCAATGTGCGAATATGATGGTGAGCATTGGAATCCTGTTGATTACGAGAATGCAGACAGCAAGGCATACTGATTATGAAATTTATAATAGCCCAAACTGAATATAAAGTATTCGATAAATTGTCGTTTTCTCCTGAGACTGATCTGACGAATAATTCCCTGCCCATCAACGAGTTTGAAGCAAGGCTTTTTACCAATGCCAACATTCAATTCGGGCAGTGGGCTGAACTGAGGGACGATAACAACAACCTGTGGGCGAGGTATTGGCTCCGATACGCTGAGAGAATAGGCCGGGATGATGACCGCCAGACATACATCGTTAGGATAATCGGACAGAGTCCTCTTGCGTTCCTTGAACGTGTAAGGATGCCTGCAGAATTTTACAATTCCACAGCGGACGGATGCATCGATGAAATCCTCAACTATGTAGGCACAATCGGTCAGTCGGGCGAGATCATTGATGATAATGTCATAGCGCAGGAGTTTGAATCTATCCAGATCGTGGGGTTTGCACCAGAGCAGAGCGCAAGGGAACGGCTTCAGTGGATTCTCATGGCGGCAGGAGGGTATGTTTTATCCTACTTCGATACCACGATCCATATCCGCAAGATATCCACAAGCGGAGCCACCCTGATTCCCATCACTAAGACATTCTGGAAGCCGACCATCACCCACCGGGATTATGTGACTAAAATAATCGTCCACGCTTATTCTTACACAGTCGGGACTCCCGATACCACAGACCAGTATGTGACCGATGGCACGAATTACTGGATTCAGACTGAAACGGTGATTCAGCTTATCAACAGTAACGCTCCGGCCGGCGCACCAGAGAATGTCGTGGAGATCGAGGGCGTGACGCTGATTTCCCCATCAAGGGCGAGTACTGTTATCACCAACCTTGCGGCGTACTACTTCAACCGGGTTGAGGTGGATGCGGATGTGATCGACAATGCCGAATATAAGCCGGGTGACCGGGTGACGGTGTACACGGAGGAGGATCAGCTTTACACAGGGTATATCGACCATGTGGATTTCTCGTTCGGGCTTCAGGCAAGGGGAAGGCTCCATCTGACAGGAGCGCAGGACGTTGATGGCGCAAAGCTTACCATCCTCTACAAATGGGGTGAATGGGGTAATACGCAGATAGCGAGTCGGGTGTATTACCTGCCGAAAGGATACGCCTACTCGATCACAACGGAGTATCTTGATTGGCCTATGAGCGGTCACAGGTACATATTCAGGCCGACCACCGCAACGGTGACGGGAACGCTGACCGCCGATACCACAAAGACCGTGAGCGTTGAGGTGGCTCTGGATTATTTCACTCAGGCTTCAAACGAGCGTCAGCTGATAGAGGATCAGCATACTCAGCTTGTGTCCATCCTGAATGAAATATACAACAGCGAGTCGATGCAGATAGCGCAAGCCTACAAGGGCAAGAAGAAAAAGGCCAAGCGTCAGATGTACCAGATGCAGCTGGATGCTGCGCACAACGATCAGATATCAAAGGCGCAGATGGCCTTCAGCATGATGCTTGAGGATGTGGACAGCAACGAGAATGTGCTTCATGTTGTTTCGGTTGATTCAGTAGATTACGAGGATTCGGTTGTTTACGATCCTGATGACAGAACGGTGGTAATAGAATGAAATTACAGATTTTGATTCCGCAGTACAAAGAAGATAACCATGTAATCAAGCCTTTACTGGATTCCATCGCACTTCAGCAGAATGTGCCGATGGATGAGATAGGCGTGATCATCTGCAACGATGGCTCAGACACATTCCTGTCACCTAAGTTTTTAGGCGATTATCCGTTTAAGGTGGAATACTACAAGGAACCGCACAGGGGCGTGTCTGCCACCCGGAATGCCTGTCTTGGCCATGCTACAGCGGACTATGTGATGTTCTGCGATGCGGACGATATGTTCGTAAATATGTGCGGTCTGTATATCGTGTTCCGGGAGATGAAGCAGGGCTTCGATTCCCTGATTTCAGTGTTTCAGGAAGAGACACGCCACCCGGAGACAAAAGAGGTTATCTATATCAATCATGACATGGATTCCACTTTCGTCCACGGCAAAGTCCACAGGCGGCAGTACCTGATCGACAAGCACATCAGGTGGAATGATGCGCTGACCATCCATGAGGATTCGTACTTCAATATCCTTTGCCAGAACCTCTCGCAGAATGTGAAGTACTGCACGGTTCCGTTCTACCTCTGGAGATGGAGGGATGAGTCGGTATGCCGCCACGATCCGAAGTACATTTTGAAGACATACAGAAATATGCTTGCGTCCAATGATGCGCTCGTTAAGGAATTCTTGAGCAGGGGCATGATGGATAAGGCGATGTTCTACACGGTGTTCATGGTATTCGATGCCTACTACACCATGAACAAGCCGGAGTGGATCAATCAGGAGAACAAAGAGTACCGGGATTCCACAGAGAAGCGGTTTGCTGAATATTTCAAGGGTCACAAGGACTTATGGGATGCTATGCCGATGCCGGACAAAATGCAGATATCAAACGGTGTCAGGGGCAGGAGCGTCAATGAGGGTATGAGGCTGGAAGCTGTTACGGTGACACAGTGGTTGGGGCATATCGAGGGAATGTTATGAGCAAGGTTTTAGTTACAGAGTCTTATATTCATGATATTGCATCTGCTATCAGGGCGAAGAACGGGCAGAGCGCATCATATACTCCGTCACAAATGGCGGCGGCTATTGGTTCGATTAGAAGTGCCGGAGATCTGTCAATCATCAGCAAATCGATATCTTCTAATGGCGCATATAATGCATCAGCATATAGCGCAGACGCTTTTTCCGGGGTTATTGTTAATGTTCCCAATACATACCAGGTAGCTGACGAAGGGAAGGTGGTATCATCGGGTACGCTTGTAGCGCAGGGGACTCTTAACATAACATCAAATGCGACATATGATACAATGCTTATTTCACAGGCCATCGTGTCTGTTCCCAATTCTGTTTATTCACTAATAAGTAAAACGATTTCCGAAAATGGTGTTTACAGACCATCATCTGATGGAGCGGATGCGTACTCCGAAGTTGTTGTTAATGTATCAGGATCAGGAGGAGATGATGCTAATTATCTCATAGCTGCTAAGGCATCCTCTGGAGCAATAACCGACGGCATTTTGAGTTCTGTGCCGAATTCAGCCTTTTATGAAAATGTGGAATTGACTGGATTTACTGGATTGCTTGTATCAGCAGTGGGAGAAAATGCGTTTGCTGGTTGTAGCAAATTATCATTTGTGAGTATCCCACAGTGTAAGTCGGTCTTAACCGATGCGTTTCAAAATTGCCACATATTAAGCGAGATAAATTTACCTTCGTGTGAAAACGTAGCTTCCGGTGCATTTTTTAATTGTAGGAGTTTGTCATCGGTCAATATACCGAACCTTAATGTTATTGCGGCAGACGCATTCTCAGGTTGTACGGCACTTACGTCTATTAGTTTTCCGCTTTGTCAGACAATATCTCACAGAGGGTTTGCTAACACGGCATTAGTAAAGGCAGAATTTCCTCTTGTAGAATCAATAGGACAGGGTGCGTTTATGAAGTGTCGCAGTATGGTGTCTGTTAGTTTTCCGAACTGCATATCTGTATGGGATGGTGCTTTTAGCAGTTGCTATAGTTTATCGTTTATTGACCTTCCGAAGTGTATTGTAGTATCATCATCCGCATTTATGTATTGTTCGGCACTTAAAGAAGCATATCTGTCATCGTGCGGCACAATAATGGCGTATGCATTTGCGTTTTGTTCAAGTTTATCACTGATAAGCATTCCATCATGTGTAGGCATACATTACTATGCATTTACTGGTTGCAGTTCTTTAAGATCCGTTTATGCTCCAGAATGCACAGGTGTTGGAAGTAATGCATTTTTAAATTGCAGAAATCTAAGCGAGGTTTATTTTCCAAAAATTAGTAGAATTGTAAATAACGTATTTTGTTCTTGTTACAGTTTAGCAAAAGCATCTTTTAATGCGATTAGTTATATATCAGCGAACGCTTTTGCATATTGTAGTAATTTAATAAGTCTGTACCTGCTAGGATCATCTATTGCGGCACTTGGTTATGCTAACGCATTTATTGGGACTCCGATGTCGGCATCATCACATACTGGTGCGTACGGATCGATATATGTGCCATCATCATTAGTAGCAAATTATAAAACAGCTTCGAACTGGTCAATGTATTCTGATAGGATCACGGCGTATGAAGATTAATGTTCAAATAACAGAGGGTGGGTTTGTAAAAAAGTTTATTTCTGTTGAAAAGCTAAAAATTAATAATGCTGATATCGGAGAGTCGATCTGGATTCCTGCTGAAACCGTGGAGAAAGATAGTCTTATTGCCGAGGAAAATGGCATATACTATGCATCAGATGACGATGCTGCTATGTATGATTCTGTAACGGTTAATGTGCAGGAGGAGTCGGATCAGGTTACCACAAAAGATAAACGGTATTATTTGGATGATGGAAATATAGCGGAGATGAATCTCCCGAATAAGATAGTAGTGGTAAAAAGCCCGGATGAAATTATATATGATGAAGATGAAAATGTAGAAGCACTCCTCGGCATCATTGTAAAGGCATATTTCAACGATGCTGTTTGGAACACTGAAGATTACCCGAATGGAACAATACCTTATGATGAATTAGAGATTTCCGGGAGTAGAACCGATCCGCATAGAGCGTATAAGGTTTTTCCGACACATCCAAATGATGAAATTCCAGTAGAAAATATGCCGTTTTTCAAGTTCTACTATGAAGAAAGCTACAGCGGACTTGGCACAACATATGAACAGAAATATTTGAGCAATATTGCTGTGTATGAACCGACGGTAATATCATCCGTTTCATATCACGATGAATATAATCAGGCGCATATTTTTCTGTTGATCGCATCGTCACATCCCGGAGTTGTTGGTGTTCAGTTTATCAGTAACTATTTCCATAATCCTGCATATCCGATTGGTTATGATATGGGTTATGACAGGATTAATGGGCAGACTAATGAATATCTGGAAAGCATAGAAACAACGGACACATATACATATGCGAATAAAACAGTGTATTTCTGTCAGCTCTCAATTGCTAAATCCACGGTATGCACGAGTGGAACGAACAGAGAAGTTATAATTGACCATGAAGAGTGTGAATTTGATGCCGGATATGATGTTAGGCAGGTCGCATGGGCGGCGGTGTATGGGGAGGAAGTTGCGAAAGATATCGAAATATCGTGGAACCGTCCATATGATTCGGAAATGTTAACAACGTATTTGAAGGATGATCATGGAACATGAAAAATATAATTATCAAGAAAAATGGAGTCAGTCAGTCCTTTGCGGATATTGGATATATCAACACTGATTCTGTTGATGGCGGTGGTGACGAGTGGGTACCAGAAGATGAATATAAAACAGGGGTAAAACTCATCACATCGAATGGACTATATAATCCACAGGATGATGGCGTTGCAGGATATACCGCAGTTGTTGTCAATGTTCCACCGTTGGAACAGATCACAGGTATCGATCCTGCCGACGGAAAGAAGTACACCATTACAAAAGATGAGTTCGGAAACATACTAAAAATTCCAGTGGAATGAATGAAAGGTAATATAGCAGACGTGATGGAAGAGAAACAGAAGGTTGCAAACAATCGCATATCGGATTTGGAGCAGCATGAGCATGATGATGGGAGGTAATCATGATTATAGTTGAACGGAAATCTCTTGGATTCCAAGACGTCGTACTTGGGAGGTGCGGCGAGAATAATGTATTGCAGATCAGGATCAATATTCAGGGTCTGATTGATAAGTTTGGTGACGGAAACGCTATTCTTGTCCATAAGCGTAGTCAGGACGAGACTCCTTACCCTGTGCCTGTTGTGCGTGAAGGAAACGAGATCGTGTGGACGGTCAGCGCAGAAGACACAACCTATGCAGGAGTGGGGCAGTGTGAGATCAGATGGTATGTGGGTGATGCTTTGGCGAAGACTAACATTTACAAGACAATCGTGAAACCTTCCCTTACGTCAGGAACCATGCCGCAGGGGGATTGGTTTGACTTGCTGATGGACTTCCTGAACGACCACGTGATCAATGACGTTCAGGTGAACACCTTGCCGTCAGGAATTGAAGCAACGGTCACGTTTGAGGACGGAACTGTTACTTTCGGCATTCCCGCAGGTGACAAAGGCGAAAAGGGCGATAAGGGAGATAGAGGAGATAAAGGCGATACCGGAGCCAAGGGTGATAAAGGGGACAAAGGCGATCAGGGTATCCAAGGCGAAAAAGGTGACAAGGGCGACACTGGAGCCAAAGGTGATAAGGG